CCGATCTGGCTGCTGGTATTCGCGCACGCGAGATTGTTGAAGTTCCGGTTATGGAGAATAAAATCGTTGTGATTACTCCTGCGGTTGTAGGGACGGCCGGCCTTCAGAAACGCCTCATTGGTGTTTCGGTCAACATGAACGATTATTCCCTCGGCGCAGACAAGGGTGGCAACGTTGCCATGTTTGATGACTTTGACATCGACTTCAACCAGTACAAATATCTGATCGAGACTCGTTGTTCTGGTGCTCTGACCATGCCTCATTCGGCTATCGCTTACTGGAAACTTGAGACCATTCCGGCTCTCGAAGGTTAAGTCTCGTTTCCTAACTACAAATTCAAAATGGAAGGGAGGTAGCCTATTATGGCTAAATTTTATGGGGCAATAGGCTACGTTTCCCAAATTGAAACAGCGCCTGGCGTCTGGGAGGATCAAAAAACCGAGAAGAATTATCGAGGGGATGTTGTTCTTAGTCAACAGAGATGGCAACCATCCGAGGGAGTTAATGACAATCTTAACCTCGATAATTCGATTTCGATTATCGCAGATGAATATGCCTATGCAAATTTTGGTTACATAAAGTATATTGTTTGGCATGGGCAAAAATGGAAGATCCAATCACTTGCTATTAACAGACCTCGAATTGTTTTACAGATTGGGGGGCTTTATAATGGCGGGTAGTAGATTGGTTTTACACGATATTTTCATCGATCTTCTTGGGACAAAAGGTCAGGCAGTATCTCGTGTATACTTTCAACCTCCGACCACGATTAAGATGGAATATCCTTGTATTATTTATGCACGTTCCAATCGAAAAGATTTCTTTTCGAACGATCGTATATATTTAGGTATGAATCGATATTTAGTTACAATTGTGGATAAAAATCCGGATTCCTTGATCCCCGAAAAAGTTCGGGAATTCCCGTATTGTGCTTTTTCCGCACATTTTACTGCGGATGGGCTTAACCACGACGTTTTCACACTTTATTTTTAAAAAGGAGAATTAACAATGAGTAAAATTGTTTGGGATGACATCGGCAAAAAGATCGCTGAAACCGGCGTAAAAAATGCTGTTCTTTACCCTATGGCCGCTGGCGCTTATACTGCCGGTGTAGCTTGGAATGGTTTGACTTCGGTTAATGAGGCACCTACTGGTGCAGAAGCCAGCCCATTCTATGCCGATAATCAGAAGTATCTGGAAATCATGTCCGAGGAAGAGTTTGCTGGCACCATCGGCTGCTATACTTATCCGGACGAATTCAAACCCTGTATCGGTGAAGTAGAACTTCATGGCGGAATCTCTGTTGCTCAGCAACGTCATATCGCCACCGGATTTTGCTATCGCACTGAGATCGTTAACGATACCGATGGCATGGATCATGGCTTCAAAATTCATCTGGTATACAATTCTTTGTTCGGTGTTGCGGTTCGTGATCATACGACCGTTAATGAGTCACCTGAACTGGAAGAGATGAGTTTTGATTTCTCTGCTACCAAGGTTCCCGTTACTGGCGCCAAACCTTCGGCGCATCTGATTATCGACAGCACCAAGATCCCTGTTGAAGATGCTGGCAAACTTCAGACATTACTTGACACTCTTTATGGTAAAGATGCCGTTGATGAACCGGCGGCTCCTGCCATTGAGCCGTCTCTTCCGTTGCCTGATGCTGTCAAAGCCATCTTTGCGGCTGCTTAATTAATTGCCCTTATAAAAGGGTTATGTATGTATGTTAGCCGGGGCTCTATTAAATTTTCTAGTATCCCCGGCTAATTTTATTTTTATTAAAAGGAGTTGTATATTATGCTTAAAAAACTGGTAAAGTATACCGACTATGAAGGCAACCCGGCAACATTACCTTGCTACTTTCACTTGAACAAGTTTGAGTGGCTTGAACTTGAAGCGTATACCAAAGGCGGCCTTATCGAGAATCTGGAGCATGCACTCGAAACCAACAATGCTAAGAAGACCATCGATCTTCTCAAGAAGATTATCCTGCGGGCCTATGGCGAAAAGAATCCGGAAACCGGTGCCTTTGAGAAGGATGATGATCGGGCGATTCGTTTCAGCAAGACCGAAGCATTTAGCGAACTGTTCTATGAACTGGCTTATAACGAAGAGAAGTCCAAGGAATTCTTTCTTGGCCTGATTCCTCCGGAAGTTCGTGATAAAGCGGCAGCCAAGTTAGAAGAGGCTAAAATTATTCCCTTCCCATCTACTCCGGCTAGCCCTTCTTTGGAGGTACCGAAAACGGAGTAAGGAGGTCTCTGAATGCTTGAGATAATTGTTCCGGCGAATGAAATTTATCTTCCAGCAGAAAATAGATTTGTCGCCATTCCGTCTTGTACGCTAACTCTCGAGCATTCTTTGATTTCCATTGCTAAATGGGAAGCTAAGTGGCACACGCCATATCTGAATGCGAAAAAAAGAAGCAGAGCGCAAGAGTTTGACTACATACGATGTATGGCTGTCGGACCTGTTAAAAATGACTATGTGTTTTCGGTTTTGACTCCTGAAAATATTGCTCAAATTCGAGCATATATGGAGGAATCAATGACTGCGACAACGTTATCAAAAGGTCAACTTTCGATTTCTAGGGAAGTAGTGACAGCAGAAACTCTCTATTGCCGAATGTTTGCTAATAATATTCCAATGGAATGTCAAAAGTGGCATTTAAATCGTTTACTTACTTTAATCCGGGTTTGTGATGCTAAAAATGGGCCACGTTCAAAAATGAGTAAACGTCAAACGGCAACGCACTATGCTGAGCAGAATGCTCTTCGCAGAGCAAAATACAACTCAAGGGGGTAATCACAACTATGGATAAGAAAAAACAAATGCAAGAGTTGGTCGATGCTTTGACCGACGCACAGCAGAGGTATATATCTTCCGGGAAGCCAACACTTTCCGATAAGGAGTATAACACCAAAATGCTTGAACTCGTTGGGCTTGAGTTTGAGCTTGGATATAAGCTTGATAATAGCCCGACACAAGCAGATGGTTTTATTGAGTCGATGGAAATGCTGGCCGAACTATCCAATGGGAAAGGAGACGATGATGAGTAATTCTCTTTTAATCGTTCATACCAATCTTTCCCCCAACCATAGTGGTTTGCGGACTAAAAAAATCGATACCTTTACTCCTCATGTTGTGGTTGGTCATGCCTCACTCAAGTCTTTGGGCGACTGGTTCGCTAAAAAGACTACAAAGGCAAGCTCCACTTATGGTATCGATGACGCCGGCCAGATCGCTATGTTTGTTGAGGAGAAAAACAGGCCTTGGACAACTTCTTCCAATACCAATGATCAACGGGCTATTACCGTTGAGATTGCTTCAGATGCGCGGCATCCTTATGCAATTACAAATGGCGCAATGGACGGTCTAATCAAACTCGGCGTTGACGTATGCAAAAGAAATGGCATTCCGAAACTTCTTTGGAAGGCAGACAAAAATCTTATCGGTAAAGTCGATCAGCAAAACATTACCAGTCATCGTTGGTTTGCTGCAAAAGCTTGCCCGGGTGACTATCTTTTTGGCCGTCTTAGTGAACTTGCAGAAGAAGTCAATAAGATTTTGCTTCCGGCACCGATCATTGTTCCTACAGCGCCTACCGGCTTACCTTATCAAGTTCGGGTTAATACCGAAGTTCTTCATTATCGCCGCGGTCCTGGTACTAACAACCCTGTGGTTGGACAAATCCGCAAAGGAGGAGTCTATACAATCATTGAAGAGGCATTTGGTTTGGGGTCGTCAAAATGGGGGCGGCTTAAGAGCGGTGCCGGATGGGTTGCTCTGGATTACTGCATGAAAGTTAGGTGACGCATATGGAAACATGGACCCAAATGTTGGTAACAATCATTTGCGCTGTTATTGCATCATCTGGCTTCTGGGCAATTCTTCAAAAAAAGTTGGATAAAAAAGACGTCACCAGAGAGATGCTTCTCGGGTTGGCCCATGATCGGATTGTATATCTCGGCATGTTTTATATCCAGCGTGGGGATTGGATTACTCAAGATGAGTATGAAAATCTAAATGATTATCTCTACAAACCGTACATAAAAATGGACGGAAACGGAACGGCAAAGCGAGTTATGGAGAGTGTTGATAAATTACGAATCGTACCTTCAAACTATAAAGCCGTGCCCTGTAATCCTATTTCAACAACTGCTTAAAAGGAGAGCGACAGGCATGATTAAGATGACCAATCGTGGGTCTTTTAAAAATGCCGAACGATTCTTCGACAACAGCAAAGATCTCAGTCGTAGGCTTAGAACCGCGTTCGAGAGATATGGCGCTCAAGGAGTCGAAGCACTTCAATCGGCGACCCCAAAAGACAGCGGTCTAACAGCCGGAAGTTGGTCCTATACAATTGAGGACTGGGGGATCGGGTTCAGTAATTCGAACATCCAAGAAGGTTATTCAGTAGCACTTCTGATTCAATATGGGCATGCCACAAAAGGTGGCGGTTATGTCGAGGGTATTGATTTTATCAATCCTGCACTGCGCCCTGTCTTTGATCAGATTGCTGAAGAGTGCTGGAAGGAGGTTCGAAATCTATGAGCGACAAAATTGATCAAAGAATTGTAGAAATGTCTTTTGAAAATCAAAAATTTGAGAAAGGTATTTCACAATCCAAGAACAGTCTGAAAGAGTTCTCTGACGCACTTAAAAAGTCATCTGGGATGGATAAAGATTTTTCTGGACTTGAAAAGTCTGTAACTTCTTTGTCTGGTTCTTTCTCTCTACTAGAGCAAATTGGCATCGGTGCTTTACGTAGAATCGGTGAATCTGCTGTAGATGCTGGTACAAAACTTCTGAAAAGCTTAACCGTTGACCAGTTAACTGCTGGATGGTCTAAATATGAGCAGAAAACTGCCTCTGTTCAGACCATTATGAATGCAACCGGTAAAAGCATTGATGAAGTTAATGGATATCTCAACCAGTTAATGTGGTTCTCAGATGAAACCAGCTATGGTTTCACTGATATGACCGCAGCCCTTGCACAGATGACATCTTCTGGCGGAGATGTAAAAGCTCTGATTCCTTTGATTACTGGTGTTGCAAACGCAACTGCATTTGCTGGTAAAGGTGCGGCTGAGTTTAGCCGTGCAATGTACAATCTTAACCAGTCTTATGGCGCAGGTAATTTGCAATATATTGACTGGAGAAGTTTGGAACTAGCCGGTGTAGCCGGCAAACAACTCAAGCAAATTTTCATTGAAACAGGTATCGAACTTGGCACCCTTAATGAGAAAGGTCAAACTGTTAAGGGCACGGTTGTCGACATTGGAAATTTCAGCACGACTTTACAGGAGAAGTGGGCCAACACCAAGGTAATGGAAGCCGCTTTTGGCAAATTCTCTGAACTTTCCGAAGCCGCATATAAACTTGTTGAAGATGGAACTTATGATACGGCTGCAGAGGCTATGGATGCTCTTGCTGGTAAGTATTCTGACATTGCAGAAGTAAGTTTCAGAGCTGCACAGACAGCTAAAACATTTGGGGAATCTATTAGTGCAACTATGGATGCAGTTTCCTCTGGATGGATGCGTACATATGAGATTATCTTTGGCGATCTTGAAGAAGCTAAGAGAAATTTCACATCATTAACAGAAATTCTTTGGACAGTATTCGCAAGCGGTGCTGAAAATCGTAATGAAATGCTTGCATGGCTCAAAGAAGCTGGCGGTATTTCAAATGTTTTCCAAGGATTTAAGAATGTTGCTATCACATTACTGAGTGTTCTCAAACCAATTGCACAGGCTTTTGATCAAATCTTTCCCCCAAAGACAAGAGAGCAGTGGTTAGCAATAACCGAATCATTCAAAACTTTTACCGCGACTCTGATCATTACAGATGAAACGGCAGATAAAATTCGACGCACATTTGCTGGATTGTTTGCAGTCATCGATATTGGTTGGCAGGTATTCAAGTTTTTAGGTTCGGCTGCTTTGGAAGTGATCAAGATCTTTTTCCCATTAACCAGTGGAGTTCTTGGTGCTTCTGCGTCTCTTGGAGATCTTCTTGTTAACATTGATAAGGCCATTAAGTCTTCACAGGTCTTTCAATATGCTTTACTTGCTGTCAAAATTGGTGTGGCTCTTCTAAGAGTTGGTATCTCAACCCTGATCACTGGTATTTCAGAGTTTGTTACTGGTTTATTGAAGGCGGAGAATCCTCTTGAATATCTTAAGAATGCTGGACTTCGTGCTTTCTCTGGTATTGTTGAAGGAATCAAAATGGCAGTTAGTTGGCTTTCTGGCAAGTTTACAAAAGCAGTTAAAACTGTTTCTGGAATCTTTGATGGGGTCTTTGACGAATCCGCAGTTGGTATTTGGCCAACAATTCTCAAAGTCTTAAAGGAAGTTGTTGAATTTATTGGTGGTGAAGCTGTCAAAGGTTTTCAAAACTTCGGCGATGTCATCAAAAATCTCGATTTTCATAAGATTGCGACCTTTGTTGTTGGCGGAGTTTTACTAATATTTGTTAAACAACTGTCAGATTTGACTGGTGCCATGACTGGATTTACAAATGCAGTAACTGGAGCAGTTAA